CATGATGCCCATACCATAGCAAATTAACCCCATTGCAATGCGGAGGCATCTCGAGGTATTCATAAGGGTCAGGAATGACAGTAGCATCCCGCCCTAGCTCTTTAATTCTTCTTGCCATCTCGGTGGTTGGACAGGTCACCGCATCCGCAAGGCGCAAAGCCTCTTGGTAGTGCATCCAATCAAAATGGTCATCACAAAAGTCCACCACCACCCAAGCGCCTCGGGCTTTAGCTCTTGCCATCACCATTAGCTCATTGGCTTGCGGCTTGGCAAATATCAGCGTGTCAGCGGTTAGATCGTTTTGGTTTGCCCAATCCCCCGCAGGTATCTTAGCTCGGTAGCGCCAGCTTGCCGCATTCTTGTCGCCCCAATGAATAAATGATGTTCTGTCGTTTAGCTCACTTTTAACGTCAATAATGCCGCCAAGCTCCATCATGTTTTGTTCACGCTTTTTGATAATGGCTTGGATCAAACCATGCCCATGCCCATTGAATGTGGCATCAGGCAAATATTCGTAGTACGTTTGGAAGTGCTCGGCTTGCAACGCCATTGCTGTATTGCAATAAAAAATCTCGCCTTGTGGGTCAATCTTGACCTGAATTAGCTTGTCGCCATCTTTTAGCCCCTCGCCGTTAACTCTCAGCAGCTTGCCGTCATTGCATGAGTCAAACCCAAACAATTCAAACTGGCGGTAGCCAAGGACGTAAAACAACGATATAGCCCTTAATCCCGAGGTTGTGCCCCCACCTATCAGCATGGAGTTTTTAGGGCGATCCTGCCCCTTTTTAACGTATGGATGCCATAGCGTGACCTGATACCCATCTAGGTTGTCAAACATTGCTGGATGACATTGGCTTGCAATCATGTAATGCACAGACGGCTGCGGTTTGTAAAACGCTATTCTGTGCTCTTGTGGATCAATGGCTAATGCGTAATCAGGTATCACGCCGTTATCAATAAGCCAATCATGTGCGCCCTTGATTGCCACAATAGGCGACCCTGCCGCTTTCATCTTTTTAATAAGCTCTAACTGACCTTTGACACTTGGTGCGCTTGCCACCAACAGGATTGCGCTAGTCTTTATCGGTTGCGCTTCTTTTACCTGTGGGTAACCTCTAGCAATCGCTGCATCCATATTGGCAAACAATGTCTCATCTTCAGCGACACATTTACCAGTAATTTTTAAAGGCAAAGAACTCATTAAAAAGACCCCTCCTTTTTTAAGGGAGAGGCCAATTTTTTACACAGGGTTAGAAGGCATCAAGCCTGCATTGTTGACCATACAGAATGGTGCTGATGCAGAAGTAGCCGAGGTGTTAGCCACGATACCTTGAATAAAGCCAGCCGACACGGTTGTGTCGTCCAACGCGCCAGGGGTTGCCGTGGTGTACAAAGGCACTTTAGGTTGGCAAGCAACCAGCAAGTTAACCTGCAACATACCGTTCAAGCCAACCCAGCCGTAGTAGCTAGAGGCAATCGCGGTTTGTGCAAAACCAACCATGTTGTAACCCAAAGCCGCAGCATTTGTGGTGGTCACAGGCACAGCTCGCATAACAGGAGTGGGACTCGCTGAGTTTGCGTATGTGCTCATGATCACCGCATCAAATGCGTTGATAGTGGATTCGGCGCGGACAAACATATACACGCCGTTGTTGGAGGTGTTCACCCGAGTACCAGGGGTAACAGGGAACAAAGTTGTTGAACCAGCAGAAGTGCTCGCATAAGTAGCGGTCAAATCAATACCAATTTTTCCATCGGTGACGTAATCAGCCATGATTTTGCTCCTTATTCAGTCATCACGCCTTGGAACTGGAGTCCCGAGGCAGTCATATTGCCAGCCCAGCCGATCAAGCGCACGATGGCATCTTGGTTGGTGGACATACGCTCATCACCAATCGGAACAAAGTTACGATTTGCGTGAGGACGGAAGAAAATGTACTTCGTGTTAAGGAAGTAACCAGTAGATGTCGGAATATTGCCGCCGATACCACCGTCAAGAACAACGTCAGCGTTCATGTACTTGGAAGCAACAAAGCCAAGTTCAGCCATCTTGCTTGAGCCAGGGAAACGCTGAATGTTTTGCAGAGACGACATGAAGAAGCCCCACAAGTTGTTATCCAACAAAATCAAATCAACTACGTCAGAGCCGCGACTTGTCTTTGCATACAAACGGTTAAAACCAGTTTGGATGTTGGAGCTAGATGCAGAAGCGCCTAGATCGCCTGTAAAGTCGAAAGTCTGATTTTGCCAAAATGACCATGTTGCACGGTCAATACCACCGACCACACCTGTGGAGGGCGATGCAACCACCATAGCTTGCAAACCTGTGATTTGCTTGCCGTTGTTGGCTGTACCGTCAGAGTAGATACCAGTAGAGATCAAGTTCTCAATGGATGCCTCGGCAACGTCCAAACGTGCGTCAAACAAATCGATGATCTGTTCTTCGCCGCTGTTTTGGAGCATTTCCAAACCATTAATAGTGACTGCTACGGCTGCCTGTTTAATCGGGAACTGAGCCGCGCTGATCACGTCCGCTGGGGAGATGTTCAGAACTTCAGCGCCTGAGTAGTACATGGCGGTTGAGTTTGCTTGGAATGACAATTCTTGCAGAATGGTCGAACCACCTGTGAAAGGCTTGTAACGGCCTTTCTCGCGCAGGCGAGTCAGCAACGCATTGTTTTTGGTCACGTTATCGGCAACGATGCCCGAGCGTGATTCAATGGTGGTTGCTAAAACGTCTGAGTAATTACTATTGGCGTATGCCATGATTTACCCCTTTAAAAATTTGCTGACCGTAACGCATTTGCGATTACAGCTCGGCGGTCTGATTGACTGATTGGGCCTGAGATCGCGCCGCCTGGCGCACCTCTAACCTGCACAGCCGCTTGTTTTGCTTTCTGTACCTGATTCTGTGCGGCATAGCTTTGTTGCTGTTGAGCATATAAACTTTGTGCCAACTGTGGATCAAGTCTTACGGCGGTGTCATATGCGACCTGCAATTTCTCGCGTTCCGACATATGACTAATGTCCCCTAGAACCTGCGGCGCTTGGAGAAGCGACAACATACGGTCTTGGACTGCCTCAAAGTGTGCGTTTGCGGGGTCGCTCGCAAACTGCTGGATTACAGAGAGTGCTCTGTTTTCATTCTGTTTCTGCGCTTCATACTGGCTCTGCGTGATGTGTGCCGTGAGCTGCTGTACTTGTTGCGCTAATTGATTGTAGTGCGAATCCTGCTGTTGTGGTGGTGCTTCGCCGCCAAAGTAAGCCGCCACTTGCTCCAAAGGGATTTGGAACTGCTGAATCATCTGAGCCACCGCTTGGGACTTCTGTTGCGGTGTGCCTGTTCTCAGCAATGCCGCCGTCTGTAGCAATGGTGCAATTGCCTGCGCTGGCGTGGTGTTCTCATTACGCAGAATCCACTCATAGGGCGCAAACTGTTCGGTAATGGCGCGAGCCTCAGCATCCCTTTGTTTGTATGTGCTAATGCCCTTTTCGTAATCGGCATCTCGCTGTGCAAAGGCTTGCTGTAGTTCGGCTGGCGCTTTTTCCCAATGTTCTTTCAGCTCAAGGCGCAGGCTTTTGGGCATCTCAGCTCTAGGCTTTTCTGCCATCTGAGGCGCTTGAGTCTCTGCGGTTGGGAACTTAGGTGCAAACTTACCGCCCTCTCGGGGCTGGCTTGCGGCGTGTTTGCCACGGTTTGTCGATGTCTTGGTTAACGCCTCGCGGATCGTATCGGCTCGGCTTTGCGGCTCTGCTGGCGCTGATTGAGGCGCTTCTACCGCTGGGGTTTCGGGTGCTGGTGTTTCTACTGTGTCGGGTGCGACAACTTCGTTTTCCATCACTTCATCCTTTTCATTTGTTCCAAAGTCATTTTGATCATCTCCTTGCGCTCGGGCATGGGACGGTTGTGTAGGCGGTTAGCCATCTCTACGTTGAGGTTAGACATCTTAACAGGAGCTATCGGTGCGCCTGGTCGATCAAACTCTTGCACCATTTGCACTTGACCACGCAATCGGTCTCGGTGCGCCTCTTTCTTTTTGTTCCATTCGGCTTGAGCATATTTAACGTCAGAGTGCCCCATCTCGATTGAATCGGTGCGCTTGAGGTGGTCACGCCATTGCTTGCGACCCTCAATCATCACGCCGTCAGGTGACATAAATGGTGCAATATCACCCATAACCGTTGTGTATTCAGCAGAGTGACCCGCTGTTTTTTCGTATGGCTCGCTGCCATCTGATGGGAAAACCCAAGTTCTTCTCACATTAGCTCCAAGATCATTGCTACATCTTCTTCATCACGTTTTAGCTTAACACGAACTTCTAGGTCTTTGACCCTTTGCATTAACAAATCATAATCAATTTGTTTTCTGACCGCAACCTCTATTGTTTGTTGTGGTGCAGAGGTAATCTCTTCCCTTACTTCGGGCGGCAAACCAAACAGCGCCTCTTGTAGTTTTAGCTTACGTTGCGCCTCTAGCTTTCGGTCTTTAGCCCATTGCTCATCGCGCTTTTTTTCGTCAAAGCCAAAGTGACCGCCAAGCAATATTTCAGCAGGAGGTGGTGGTGGAGCGGCATCGCCAATTGTGCTAAATGGTAGCTGTGCAAAGGCTGATATGCCAAACATTACTCACCCCACTTGGCGGCTAATCCATCGGCATAGGTTTTATTGACAATGTCTGTACCGCCTGACGGTGCTGTGGATATTGTGCCAGTAGTTGCGGCTACATTGACAAACGTGCCGTTTTTAGGGGTAACGCCACCAATGACCAAGTTATCCAATGTGCCTGCATTTGTTGGCGCTATCTCAACCGAACCTGTACCTGTGGGCTTCATGTGGACATGACCTGTACCTGTTGGGCTAATGTCTACTTGAGCGTTTGCGCCATTTATGTTGGTTGAGACGCTTAATGTTAGGTTATCACCACCGCCACCGCCCATGCTCAATTGGGTTGTGCCTGCCGAGTTTTTAAGGGATAAACCTGCCGAATTGGTTGCTTGGACTGTAGGCGATGTGACCTTGGTAAACGTGACATCTGTGCCGCTTGTAACCGCCACGCTTGCTGGTAAGGTGACAAATACGTCTTTTGTGCCAGCCGCAAGATCCAGTTTTGAGCCTGTGGATGAAGAAATTACGGTTGTTCTAGCCAGCGTACCGCTAGAGTAAGTCCCAATCCCGACCTCCCATTGAGCGCCGCCTGAGATTGTGTAATAGGTCGTGTTACCGTTACCAATCGCCGTAAATGACTGAAACCCCTCAACCGAGCCATTTAGCGTGATCGTCCCTGTACCTGTTGAGGTGGTGGTTTGTCTAACCCGATCAGCTAAGACAAGGCTCATGCTGTCTCCACGCCTATTACTAAGCCATCAGCACCCCTGATAACTTTCTTGGGTGCGTTAAGCCTTTGCATGGCAGCGCCAATGTTTTGCATAGACTCACCATGTAGGTTTGCCATGTTGTCGTGCAAGGCGGTTATTTTGTCCATTGCCTGAACAATTGTGCCGCCCAGCTCGTTGGTTATTTGTGCAGCCGCTGCTTCAACAACTGGTAAATCGACACCAGGGTTGCTACCAATCCTTGCCACCATGATCTTAGTCGCTGCGTCAAGTTCTGCTTTCCATCGCTCATATTCTTCCTTTCCAGCCATTTCTCGGGCTTTAATTTGGAGTTCATTGTTTTGCTTAGCGGCTTCAAAGTCCGCTTTCATTTGCGCCAATTGCATATCTGCTTGCGCTTTTGCCTGTTGCATCTGCATATCAAGTTGTGCCTGTGCTTGCGCCAATTGTGCGTCTGCTTGCATCTTCATTTGTTCAGACTGCGCTTGTGCTTGCATTCGCATCTGTTCGGCTTGCTGTTCGGCTTGCATTTGTAGCATCTCGGGCGGTGGGCCTGCTGGTTGTTGTTTAGCTTGATCCGCTTTGTCTTGCAGGGCTTTCATTGCCCTTTCAACCGCGCTCTCTAACCCGCGACCAGCTCTGAATCGGCGCACCAAGAATAACAACATCTCAGAGGCCATAGGCAAGGTCTCGGGCGCTTGGCTAATCATAGGAATCGCCTCACGCAAGAATAAGCCAATAGCTTGGATTGCCTCTTGTGCGCCTTGCTTTTCAGCCTGCTCGTCAATCTGCGCCAAGCTGTCAGCCTCTACCGCAATATGGAAGTCACGAATGGTGCTGTCTGACAACATCTGCAACGCCGCTTGCAATTTTTGCGGGTCTTGACCATCGGGCGTGTTCATCACACCTGACATCTGAACAATCAGCTCGGGCGGGTAAAACTTACAGATAACTTGCGCTTTGAGCTTAAAGATGTCGGTGGCAAACTTAGCCACATCACCCTGAGAACTCTTTAACCGCAAGCTGCCAAAGTTAGCCTTAAGCTGTTGAGCACCAAGGGTTTCTTGGGCTTTAGACGATCCACGTAGGATGTCCGATATGCCCATAATTTCATAGATGCTCTGCTTAACTTGCTCTCTTGCGGCATACAACTCTCGCAAGGTCACAATGATCTGCGAGGTGTCCATCATGTCGATAGCGCCTTTTAAGCCGCCCTTTTCCGACATTGCCGCCCAACCAGTTACAGGGAACAACTTGTTGTCCACGCCCTCGCTAAACATCCGCGCCAGCTCTTTAAACTCAGCATTAAACACACCTACCGCTTTACAAGCCTTAGTCAGCAGGTAGATACGTTGGGTTAAGTTATCTAGCTCTTGCGCTTGATCCTCGTACTCGCAGTAATCGGGTACAGGGATCATCGTGCCTGTGGTGGTGGTTGCCATCAACGGCTTGGGGCATGGGAAGAACTCATCAAGCTCTAGCGGGTCATCCCTTTCATCTAGCGCCTGTGGATAACCTTTGGCAATCCAGCAAACCTTACCTGTGCGCTTGTTCCAAATCTCATAGACCATCGCCTTTTTGTCGTAAGTCATCTTGGCGGTTAATGGATTCTTGCCATCCATGTCGGTGTTTTGGCTAGTTAGGCTGACGTTCTTGAATACGTCACCAAAGCGCTCTACGCCCTCTTCCTTGGTCATGTAGACCGCCCGAGCTACCCACCAAACCTCATCCCATGTGCGAGCTGGTGAATGCAAGAAGTCCGACCAGTAGACGTAATCAATAGGGCTGTGAGCTGCATCAATGCGCTCTGTCGGCTCTTCCACAGAGCTGTAGACTTGCGATTCTTCTCGCTCCATCTCACCCTCAACCTCGGGATTGTCATTAACAATCACAGGCTCATAACGAATCCATGCCGTACCGCGACCAGGCAACAATCTGTCCTGCACCGCGCCACTCATTGCCGCATCAAAGTCCCCAAATTGGGTAGTCTCGTACTCCATAACACGCTCAAGCATGGTGGATGCAAGGCGACCTACAGGGTCTTGATCCATGTAGCGGCGTGACACCTCGGGCTTGGCTTGTCTGCCATACAAAGCAGGAAACAGCACTTGGATGTTTGACCAAAGGATATTGAACTTCATCCTTGGCATCTCTATCGCATCACGCTCGTCCCTATACCGCTTGACAACCTTTAAGCCGCGCTTTTCCCACTTATCAAATACCTTAATGGCGGTCTCAATTTGGTCATGCCAGTACGGGCCTGGGTCTTCGCCCTCGTATGCGCCGTTTTCTTCGTACATGATCAATTACCGCTAGAGAAGAAGAACGTCACATCTAATGTGCTGCCAATGGTTGCGTGTAGGCTAGACCCCACGTTGGCAGGGAATCGGTGAAACCCAACCGCAGGCGTAATCGTGCCACTCATTACAGTACCGCTAGAGCCACCGTCTTTAAGCACCAATGTGCCTGAACTTGTGCTGTTAACGTAAAAACCAATCAACTGGCATGGGCCTGTTGTGACTGCGCCTGTGGCGGTGATGTTTTTGTATGCACCGACTTCTGCTACTGGCTGGCTCATATTCGCTCCTCTTTATGTTGCATCTCATATTCCCACAGCTCATCAAGTGTGATGGTTTGCAGGGTCTTGCCCTTGGGCGGTGTTTGATCTTTTGCCTCTTGTCGATAGGCTACTGCCAACATTCTAAACGCATCTGCGGGGTGTGAGCACCAATCGTGGCGCGGAGTTTGACGAAAAGTTTTCTTATCTTCATCATATTCCCGCTGATATTGCCTTAACGCTTCTAACCCCTCATCGCATCTGAAGTCAAAATAACAGTTTGGCAGGATCATCCTCACCGCTTGGATGCCGTCTTGTATACCTATCTCAGGCACTATTGCCAACTTACTTAAGCCGCCAAGGTGTGCCGCCAACTGTTCAATGATTGACTTGCCGCCCGATGCCAACGTCTTTGCCCTTGCGTCATGCGGTAGAAAATGGCGGGTGTATCGGTATCCTTTGGCGTTAACTACGTCTGCCAACTGCTCAATGCTTGCCCCTGAGACGGCGTAATAGTCCATCACCCTAATCTCGCCCCTGACCACTTGCCACCACCAAATGGCGGTGTCGTCCCGATAACCTAAATCCCATGATGTCATTACATTTGCTTCAGGCTCGAAAGGTAGCTCTCTAATCCTGCCCTCATCTTGAGCTTGGCGCATCTCTTGACCGTAAAACGCCCCAAGAATAGCGGCATCAAAACTGCATTCATACTCTTGGTCGTATTGGTCTTGGCTTAACTGAGACCTTGCCGCTTGCAATTCTGAGTCAGGCAATAGCTTGGACACGGATGCAGGCAGCCTTAACAGAAACCAATCAGGCACTACCTGGCTGACCTTATAAATGTCATGGAACTGGTTTTTGCCCTTGGGTGTACCCCCAAACACAGCCCAGCCCATAGTGCTAGACAAAGTAGGTCTTACCACATTACCCCACACACTAGGCTTAAAGTCGCCGTATTCATCAAGATACACGCCGTTAAATCCCATGCCCCGCATTGCGTCCGCATTGTCCGAGCCAAACAGCATGATCTTTGCACCGTTCACCAGCTCCACCGACAGATCGGATTCATTGGTGGCTTTAGTTACTGGTGCGGCATAGAACTTGAGGTAATCCCATGCCACCCGCTTGGCTTGGCTACGAAATGGTGCAATGTAGGCATATTGGGCTGACCTGTTGCCCTCGGTGATGGCTCGCTTGATCAAGTCATTAATTGCCGCTACGGTCTTACCAGCTCTACGGTGGGCAACCAAACAAGACCAGCGCTCGGTGCGCTCATGGAATGGCATGAATGCCGCCCTTGGGCTGTAGGGCAAGATTACTTCACGCCGCCCCATGTCACCACCATTTCTACTGGGCCATCGTCCTTGCCAGTAATCTCAGTTCTTGCCAACTTGGGTACATGGTATTCAACCACGCTTTGGAATAGCTCAAACGCTTTGGCAGGGTTGGGTTTGATGTCATGCTCAGGAACGCCCTTAGCGACCTCATCTAGCCACTCTGCCAATCTGTGTGCGTTACCATCAACAAACAAAGCAATCGCCTCCCTTGCCTGTTGTGTGGTCTTGTTAGGCACTCCCGCAGCTCTTCCCCCTGCTTTCTTTCTACTTTTGACTACTTTAGTTGTTGACATAGTTATTTAGCATTATTTTTATTAGAATCTACCTTGCACTTGCAATCCTACGCTTTGGTCATAAGGTGTTTTTTTGCCGTAAACGCCAACTCCCATGTTTTTGTTTAGCTGTTGCAAGTATTGCATTTGCATTTCTTTTACTTTTTGGCGTTCAGCATCTTGACCTGTTGTTGCCGATGCCCTGAATTGACCTTTGCTCATTGGTGCGTTGTAGCCGAGAGTTGTTGTTCGTTCAGGAGTACTTAGGCTTTTTAGCAAGTCAACTTGAGCCATACCATTACCAATTGGCATTTGGTTGCTAAACGCTACCGAGTTTTCCAAACTCATGGGATTTGCTGTTCTTGCATATTCTAAATTGCCAAGTGGCGTAATTACACCTAACGCACCTTGTAAAGCATTTGGGTTTTGGTATGCCCTTAAATTTGCATATCCCAAATCATTATCTATACCCAATTGCCCCACTTGATTGCTTTTCATGCGGTTTAATTGATCCATCATGGTTTGGGTGTACAGCTCTTGGTCTTTTTGTCCTTTCATGTCCAAATTAACCAAGGCTTTAGCCATATCTTCTTTATCCATGCTCTAGCTCCTTCATTTTGATAAGGCCATTCATCATACGGCTCTTGGTGTTAAACCATTGCTTACTAAAGTCGCAGTTTTGGTAATGGTCAAACTCAGGGATGCCTAGCGTGTAATGGGCAATCTTGGCGTTCTTATTCTCTTGTTCACCAATTAGTACGTTCCATTCTTTCGGTAGCTCACCGATAAGTGAATCGGGCAACCAACCGAATCGGTGAAGCTCTGAGCCGCTGTGGTCATCTACAAACTCAGGCGTTAATACCTTATTTCTTGGGTGATCGCAATTCCAAAGTATTAAACTTGACCAGTTCTTTCTTGGGTAATCCCTGTTTGGCGCTTCCATTGGTGTGCCAATGTATTTCTTTGGGTGCTTGGTCTGATATTCATGCTTAACAACCTGCACCGCCTTGGTTGGGTCAAATAACTTGTTAAGGTTATCAATGTTGGCAAGCATTAGCATATCGCTGGCATCCAAGAATATTGCCTTGCCTGTGAATTTTGTAAAGTATGGAACTAGAAACCGCTGGTAGGTAAATGCGTTTGTGCCGTCTCGTTGTGTACCGTATAGCGGTGTTATGGCTACTGGCTCGCTGGTGCGCTCAATTAGGCTTTGGCAAAACACATGGTAGCCAATAGCCTCTCTTGGGTCATAGCCAGCAAATATCCTGATCATTTTAATGTTAGCTTGTACAAGGTTGAGTCGATCAGCGCCGCTATCTCGTCCACAATGTTTTGTAGCTGGCTGTCATCAGGCAAAGCCTCACGGTTTTTGTAAACGTAGTCTTTGATGCTTGTCAAATACTTAACAGGGTCTTTGGCATTGTGAAAGTTTTCAGGAAAATCCTTGATCTTCTCGTAACACCCTGCGTAAGCCTCAGCGTATGTATCAGCCAGCTCAAGAATCTCCGTGTAGTAAGCCCCAAGCGCCATGTGAACTGCAAATGAGTCAGTCGCTAAGTGCATGAAGTGCGTCACCGTTGAGCTGTGAAACAACGTGGAAATAAAGTCTGCAACGTCTTTTTTCATATTTACCCTAAAAAATGCAGGGGTGTTAATGCCCCTGCGAATGAGACAACTGCTACTCTATTGTAAACGCTGGAATAGGTACGTCAAGAGGCCAAACGTTTTGATCACAAAGTTTTGCAATTGTGGCTATGTGGGCATGATGCCATTTTTCTTGTCGTTCTTCCTTGCTTAATTCTTTGCCTTGATCAATTTCGTAGTGACATTTAAGGCACAAAGCCGCCACTAAATTATCATCAGCCTTGACCCCTCGACCCTTACCGCCACCCCAATTGGTGTGAGCTGCCTGCACCATATTGCCCGACCCGCAAGCCTGGCAATCAAGTCCCGCCACCAGCTTTAGGAGTTTTTTGCTTCTGATGTATTGGTGTTTTTGGTACAACTATGGTCTCCAGCGTGGTAAATCTATGTTCGTTAGCGCACTCTAAACGCCGCCGCCGTGTGTTTCCTCTTGAAGTTCTTGTTTCTTTTACGATAGTCCAAGTCCCGCATTCGGGACATTTCATTGGTGTGCCTTGTCTTGCATTCGGTTGGTTGCTTCTCGTGTTCGCCAAATCTCTATATCAAGCCTTGCCGCCTCAATTTCCCATTTCAGCGTTTCTTCTTTTTCAATTGCCGCAGCCAATCCCCTTAACAGCTTGGCATAAACAGGGTCTGCATATGCTTCCCTTTCTTGGGCGTTTGCCGCTTCAAAGCCCATCTCTAGGGCATCCCTCATCAACAAGGCTTTTTGGCTTTTGCGGAATTCTTCAAGGTAAACCCTTTGGGCTTTAGCTTCGCCGTAAGCTGGCGCTTTGTCTCTGATGGCTTGCGCCGCTTCTTCAGGTTTCACTTTAATACCCCAATCATGCGTAAAGCCGCGTCAGGGCTATCAACCCGCGCCAACGTACTTCCGCTCCAACTTTCAAAAAAATCTCGTTGTAGGGTAGTTAAACGCTTCTTGGCATTTGTTTTAATCTCCACCAAGAATGTGTGACCCTTGTACCCAACCAATAGATCAACTGGTAGGCCAATGATCCAAACATAAGCGCCAGCCGCCCTTAATGCAACCACTATTTGATCTTGGTTTGCGTCAACTCTCGCCGCGTATCTCATTCATTCTCCTGCGTAAATCGTTGGCTACCGCTGTTCCACGCCGCTTCTCTATATCTGAGTAAACCTGCCACCACCATGCCGATGCTTTGATTTTCCCAAGGTCTCTCGCTTTCTTGCGGTATCTCGCTACCCATTCCCTCGCTTCCGTCTGCCTCAAGGTCTCCAGTAAGTGCAAGCGCTCTTGTAATGTCAGCGTAGCTAAGTTGGCGGGTTTCTTTGTGTCGGTCAAGGAGCTGGTTTGCTTGGCTTCGGTCATTCATTATCTGCCCCGCAACGCATCAAGTTTGGCTTTTATGTCCGCAGGCATTGGAACTGCCCTTGCACGGTCTTGGGCGATTTTTTCAAGGATATGGATGGTCTTTTTATCTTCAGGTATCTCAGCCCCATCCCATCGGCGTTGGTTAAGGTAAACAGCAGGTGAGGGTATATATGCACCGCCGTCTTTGCGCCATTGGTCGGTGGTTTTCATCCACTCAATGTGCTTGATTATTTGATCAATGCAGCTATCACAATAATACTTCTCCCATCGCTTAAGGCAATCAGACTTGCCGCCCTTGCGTGTGCTGATAGGCCAAGCTGCCCAAAATCGTTCGAAGTTTGTCATCTGTATCCCCTTATTGCTCTTTGGTGATTGTTGGAGCAAAGCACAGCCTTACCGTGGTCAAAACCAAAGTTCGCCTGTGCCTCGATGTTGCTCTTCGGAGCCATGTCATCGCATCGCACTATCTCAGACTGTTTCAACCACCGCGCTCTAAGACTTAGCCCACGCTCCCCGATTTGGTTTGCTCGTGTATCGGGGTATCTCAATCGCAACCATCGACGTACCGCATTGCGTTGTACAAAAGCAAAAACCCTACAAATCTCTCTGCGGTCTTGGCTCTTGGCGAGAGCAACAACAAGCGATTGAGGTGAATCAAAAGTTCGTTTGTCGTCTGACAAGACCGCACAAATATCTGTAGGGTTCAACGATCCACCTCTATCGCCTAGATGCCACTCTAGACAGTTGTGAGTATACATAATTTTTTTAGGTTGTAAACCACTCGGGTCTAAGGTCTCTGAGCTGGCGCATTCTCAACTCAGGTACGGTTTTCCACAAGCACACCGCCGCCCTAGAAATGTTCAATAGCCTAGCAAGCTCACTTTGTGAGCCTGCCAACTGAATTAATTCTTGTTTTGTCATGCGTAGATTGTAAAGCCTAATTAACAAATAAGCGACATTAGGGAAAACACCTACAAATAATACTTGACTGTGTGTTTAGTTGGCTTAACAATACATCCATGCCCCAGCAATTTCGCATAGGGTCTTTTAGGAGTAGTTATGTTCGAGATAGAAACTTACAAAAAACCCATAAATTGGGCGCAAGTGTGCCTATGGATTGTCTCCATTACGGCTATTGTAGTGGTTGCTCTTGACGTTTTAGTATGGAGAGCATGATGTTAAATGACGGCGATGAGGGTGAATTTATCACCTACATAATTTGGGATGAGGTTACCGTGCAATGGTCTTGGGTTGAGCCTGAAGACTATGAAATGGATGGCTACTTCGACATTTTTGTTTTTAAAGATGGCTTAGACATCACCTACGATATTCCCAAACTTCATTTTAAATGGATTGAAAAAGAAGTAAAAGAATACGCAGGCTATGAGCCACCAAGCCACCAGCGTGTCGCATCTGTCATCAACGGCTATTTCAACAAAACTTTTTAAGGATAACCATGAAATACGCACTTTTATTGTTAGTGCTGGTCGGTTGCGCCAGCGAGCCAAAGATGGTCGAACAACAGCTCATCATGGATAAACAAATCCAATCGATGGGCAGAAGTGAAATCATTGATGCTGTTAAGCAATGCGAAACGTCAGGTTTGCGAGCCATTACCGTGTTTGGCAAACGCAAGATCAATGGTTACACCGCAGAGACCATCGTGGATGTGACCTGCGCCCCCAAATATTATTAAAGGAAAAATCATGGAAACTTTTACACCCATTCAAAAAAACATTGCTGCGGCATTTGTTAAGGCACAGCGCCAGTTTGGGCCAGCTCTAAAAACGTCTACAAACCCGCACTTTAAATCCAAGTATGCTGACCTAGCTAATTGCATTGAGGCGGTTATAGAGGCTTTAAACGCCAACGGTATTGGTCTTATGCAACGCACCTATGAATGCAAGGATGGTGTTTTGGTTGAGACCGTGTTTATCCATGAATCAGGTGAAGTCATGGAATGCGGAATGTTGCACGTTCCCGCTGGAAAACAAGACCCACAGGGTTACGGCTCGGCTTTGACGTATGCCAGGCGGTACAGCCTTTTGGCAGCCACAGGTTTAGCGCCCGAGGATGATGATGCCAATGCAGCCAGCCGCCGCACAGAGATCAAATCTACGGTTAATGAAAGCCAAATAGCTGACCTACTGGCGGCAATGGATGAGGTGACCACCATCAAAGAGCTACAGCAAGCCTACAAAGACGCATACAAGGCGACAAATGGCGAGCAGGCATGGCAGACCAAGGTCATCAACAAAAAAGACGCTAAAAAGTCGCAATTGGAAGCCACATTGTCAGCGGAGTTAACTAAATGAACGCATTTCCTAACCCCAACCGCACCGACCAAACAGGCATGACCTTGCGTGACTACTTTGCGGCAAAGGCTGTGCAAGGTATTTGTGCAAGTGGGCCATCAGAGGATTGGACTAACGACCAATTGGCGGCAGAAGCATATGAATTGGCAGACGCAATGTTAAAAGCGAGGGAAGCATAATGGAGCAACGTACAGAGGAATGGTTTGCCGCTAGGTGTGGCAAAGTCACCGCAAGCCGTGTGGCTGACATCATTGCCAAGACCAAATCAGGGCCAAGCGCCAGCCGCGAGAATTACTTAGCCCAATTGGTTTGTGAAAGGTTAACAGGCAAGCCTGCCGAGTCCTACAGCAACGCAGCAATGTCTTGGGGAACGGAGCAGGAAGAATTTGCCCGCGCCGCTTATGAGGCGCGAATGGACTTGTTAGTCACCGAGGTGGGGTTTATCGACCACCCTTGGATCACCATGTCGGGTGCGTCACCTGATGGCTTGGCAAATGAGGGTATGGTTGAGATAAAAGCGCCCAATACTGCGACCCATCTCCAAACCTTGTTAGACCGAAAAGTGCCTGAAAAGTACATTACGCAAATGATGTGGCAAATGGCCTGTGCTGACCGCCCCTGGTGCGACTTTGTTTCATTCGATCCTCGTCTTCCTGAGAGACATCAGCTATTCATCAAGCGTATTAACTATGACCCCGAAATGGTTAATTTGCTTGAGAATTCAGTCATCCAGTTTTTGGGTGATGTAGACCTAAAAATCCAACAGCTAGAAAGTTTGCCATGAAAAAATTTAAAGATATTGTCGTTGCCACAGGTACTTACATTAACACCACAGGTGAAGAAAAGAAAAGATGGAAAACAATTGGCGCAATTTATTGGGAAGGCAATACAGAAAAATTGTCAGTTAAGTTAGATTCAATTCCATTTGTGGGCGGCGGTTGGGACGGTTGGGCAACGTGTTTTGAGCCAGAAGATAACAAATTTGTTAAATCTGACAGACCAAACAAAGTAAGAAGGGATCAAGAAGATGACATACCTTTTTAAACGCGCACGGTCACTTGACCCAGAAACCAGCCACGCCGCAGCCGACCAAGTCAGCTTTGCTAACCAGCACTTTGACAAGATCGTGGATTGTCTCCAGCGTTTTGGCGCTCGGGGCAAGGACGGCATTGCAGAGCTGACCGGCTTGGACGGCAATCAGGTAGCCAGGCGGTTACCTGAGATGGCTAGGCTTGGCATGGTTGAGCTAACTGGCAAGACCACCAAGTCAAAGTCTGGTAGGGCAGAGCGTGAATGGCGTTTTGTGCCTATTCAAAGGGAATTAATATGAGCTACCTTGTTGCGTCATTACCGCCCTTACAGTGCTTTATTAAGGCTGAGTTTCTATACAACCACACCAAAGGGCATGGCGAGCTTGTGCCTTGCGTGTGGGTCAGTCTTAAAGCCATCAGAGGCCAAGTTTTTAGGATTGAGTCGCTATTGACCGAATACGGTGCTTTGTACGACAAGCTGCCCATCCACGCTTATGTGTGGAAAGAGGGCGCTAGTGACCTGCCTGTGGACATTCTGCAATTGTGGGACTGCATGGGTTACAGGTTCACCATTGTTGAGAAGATTGGCCTGCGTAATCTGGGCGTTAAGTTTCTTGGCAAGGACAAGCAGTGGCACTTTGGGACATACCTGTTCACCGTGGACTTTTGCGCTGATGGGCAAGACCTTGACACCGGCTTTACTGAGACCGCCGAGGAACACAAGTCTTTTAATTTCATACGTTTAGACAATGGTCAGTTTGCCGCCCAGCCCAACAACCGATGCCTGTGGTATGACCAAAGCCTGATTCAACAGGTTAAGTTTCCTGATTTCCAAGCAGCGCAAACCATTTACTCAGTCGATGGCACACGCAAGTGGACAGCAGGGGACGATTGGTTTTATTCAATCAATGAAAATGATTAGCTGGATTGTTTTGTTTGTGGCAATGGCGGTCTGCTTAACACCGCCAAAGCCGCCGACCGTGGCTGATTTGATGTATAAAGCCAAATACAAGTCTGTTAGCAAAGTCTGTAAAAAGCCCCGCAAGACCAAAGCCGTAAAGGAGCTGTGCAAACGATGGGAGAAGTAATCATTACCATTTTGGTCATGGCGGTCGGCGCATTTATTGGCATTGGCGGGATTGTCTTGCTGCTTTACATCTTTGCAGATTAGACGTTACGCTCAAAGTGTGGGCAGTCCACCAGGTTGGAAAAATAACCGCCCCACCGATTTTTTGGGTGCAATGATTCCCAATAAATGCCCAGCGGCTCAATGATCTTTCTATTCCAAACAATCTTGCCATCCTTAAAAAAGTTTAGATCAATGGCGCAGCGTTTTAGGTGGATGCTGTTCATTGTCTTGGATCGACCTGTTTTGACGTAAATAGCCTGCTGTTCGGGTGTGCGGGTAAGCTCACCACCAGTGACCATAAAACCCTGCTCAGTGGCGTACTGGATCAGTTTGCAGGCATCCAATAGAAAAGCCGCTTGTTCTGTGCTTAGGCTCATTTTTGTTCTCCATCTGTTTCGCCGTGCGACAGTTTTACGCCAGCAAGTAAGCCAATAAAGCCACCCACAATGGTTTGAAATGCTGGGCTAATCAATTTAAATATTTCTGCGTTGTCAACCTTGTCGTCAAATAAGCCAGCCATTAAAACGCCTACCATGCCAACAACAACAATGCACAGGGTAAAGCTCACCATCAGGGTCACAAAAAAAGTTAGCTTTGCTTTCATTTCTTTCTCATTTCTGCAAGTTTCTCAACCGTGCGACCGCCAAAGTAAGCGCCCATGATCAGCATTCCCCAGTTACCCAACAAGGTCACATAGCTTTCATTTGCGTTTAGACCATAGGCAGACATCATGGCAAACAAGAAGTAGCCCAAGAAGATGGCTATAAGGCTCATAGGGCGTATGTTTTTGGACAGCCAAGAGTCACTGGACATATCTGCTTCCCAGCGGTCTGTGATGTTGTCAGCATCGTTCTGGGCGGCTTTTGCAAGCAAATCCAGTTCAGCCAATTCCATCTTGGCTTTTTCAATGCCCAGCTCTAGCAACCTTTCCTCGTGGTCAAACTGAAGCTGGCGCAGCTTGGCAACGTCTTCAGAGGTTGGTGCGTCAGGTATTTTCACGCCTAACGTCTTTTCGACTACGTCTTTGCCCTTGGCTTGGATGGCGCTGGACAGCAACCCCAAACCGTTTTCGGCTAGTGTGCCAAGCAATGATGCAAGTATTGGGAGCATTATTTTTCCTTTGCTTTGTCAATCAATTTCTGGACAGCTTTTTGCTGTTGTTTGTTTTCTTGCTGAACAACAAGCATATCAAAATACATTGATGCCATCAAATACAAGAACAGCGGCAAAATCAGCATTATCACAACCAAACAAATTAAAAAAACTACTTGTCCATGCTCATTTGTTTTATCGACCACAGCATCAGGTGGAGGTATATAGTAACTGTCAGAACTGCTGCGATTATTAGCGCCTTGTCTTGTAGATTGCTTATTGTTCTTTTGCGTTGCCATTTGAGTTGTAACTCCGCTTGACGTTCCAGTTCAATCTGTTTTTCGTTTTCCTCGTTTAGTTTTTTATATTCTTCTTCAAACCGTGACCAGACTGCACCTAGTGCTGGGTCTGTGTGATAGATCAAAAACTCTCGCAATTCTACTGACTCTCGTTCTAATTCAATCTGGTGAAACACATTCTCAAGAGCCTGTGCTTTCATTGACTTGGTTTTTGGCGGGTCAAGCTCTTGGCGCTTAACTTCTTTTTTTATCTCTTCATGCGAGTCAAAGAATTGTCCAATAAATCCAGATATTTCCTTGGTTATCTTGTAAAGGTCTGTTCCTGCGGCTTTGGCATCCTTGTACAGAGCCACACCTTGCTTAATTCCAGCAATTGCAGCCAGTGCCAATGTGATAGGTTCAATTTACAGCCCCAAGAGTTTCTTAACCATTTCAGCGGCAAAGCCTGGCCCGAGCAACACAGTGGCAATGACAATGTAGATCAAGTACTCAATCCGAGTCATGCGAGCTTTGCCGGACTCCAGCTTCTCTTCGATGTTCTTGTATCGCTCATCGCAAGATGCTTGGTGCGCGTAGAAGTCTGTCTCTAGGCTCATCCTGTCACCTCATCCGCTGGCTCTGGTGTGTTGCCTCTGCAAGCCACTTTAGGTAGGCTTAATATAGTGACAACGCCACCGCCACTGGTTGTAACTGCTGTTATTGTTAAAGCCATGTTAGATTCCTAATGCTTGTTTTATTGCCAAAAGTGGTAATTCAATTACTGGTCTAGCCGCAATTATTGCATCAGCTTCGTCTTGCGTAACGGGGGTTTTATCACCTATTAAATGATCTTGTGAACCATCTAACTCGTAAGCAAAAATTTGATTGTCTTGTGTTTTAAACAGTTTCATTATCTTAACTCCGCCCAAGTTACTAAAGTTAATGTGCCACTATTTGTAAGGGTTACGTAAGTTGCGCCATCAGGAACAATTAAAGAAAATCCTGAACCATTCCCAATTTCTGAACCATTACAGAAAACTGCTGTTCCATTGATGGTTAATCCTTGCACGGTTGAAGCTAAATTACAAGTGTATGTAATAGCAACCGTTATAGGTTTGCCAGTTGAATTTGTGTATGTAGTTCCAATGGCTCTTGAGCCAGTAACAATTTGCCAAGTTTGATTTACCCCAAGACCAGCATTTAAAGAGTTAGCTGTGCCAGTAATGTTTGTTCCTACAAGGGCTGTTGGAGTACCAAGAGCAGGAGTTACCAAGGTTGGGCTAGTCGCCAGCACGTTGTTGCCTGTGCCTGTATTAGTGACGCTTACAAGCCCCTTAGATGCGTCTGTTGCCACCGCGCTTGAGGCGGTCAGGCTAGAGTAAATGGGCGCGGCGCTAAATGTTGCAACGCCGGTAACGCCAAGAGTACCCGCTACATTGGCGTTTGTACCCACATACAGCGCCTTAGCCACACCCACACCACCAGCCGTAATGATTGAGCCTGTACCCGTGCTAGAGGAGTCTGTGACCAGTGTGGAGGAGATACCCGCCGCAAACGGTATACGAGCCGTTGTAGCCGTCTGACCGTCCTTAGTGATAGCCGTGGACAGACCTGTTGCCAAATCCGCTGTGAGGGCGTTAAAGGCGGTCGAGGATATGACCGTGCCTGCAACTACTGGTTGCCCAGAAGTGTTTATTTGGAATGTTCCGCTGCCGTTGTAACTCATTTTTTACCTTTCAAAGCTTCAGCAAGTGCATCGTATTTTGTGGATTCTTCGACTTGTTTTTTGACTTCTCTGTTTTTCATAAAATCTTTTGCAAATTTTGGTGCAATTGAATTTGTTAAGCTATCCAAATACCTTGTAATCACGCTGCCAGTGTTAGAGTAGTTAACCGAACCAGGCGGCTTGACCAAAGCATCTTTTAAAGTATCTCGCAAGTCTATTAATGTCTGACGGCCTTGTTTCCCAAACATATAAACAAGTTTTTCTTCGCTATCCAAAGTGTCAATTGTTGTTTTTAGTTTAGCAAATGAAAGTTGATCGCTTGCATTTTTAGTGAGTTGGTCTTTCATGTATTGAATAGTTTGACCTTGCAGCTCGGCATACGCTTGTTGACCTTGTGGCCCACCTTTTTTTAACAACTTGGTGACAGTCCGCATTTCTTCCAAGCTTCCATCAAGGACAACATGGGAAAACACATCATCTAACGCCACAGCACGGTCTGCATAGCCGCCCTTAGTGCCAAGCAATTTAGCCACGCGGTAAGTGTTTTCAAAGTCATTTGCAAGCTCTTTGCGTTGCGTTCTGGCGGCGCGGTACAAGTCCCCGCCAGCGCCCTCAGTCATGTCGTTGATAACGTCTTTAACTTGCCTCATAAACAAACCAGATGGCTTACCAGCCTCTCCCAATTGACCCGCAGATTTATACAATTGATCTAAATCATCAATGGTAACTTGACCATTTTTGAGTTTTTTAAGCTGTTCTAACTTTGCTCCAATAGTGTTAATCGCAGAAACAGAAAGAGCTTCGGGCGCATTAGTTTCTAACCATTGCTCCAAAAGTTGAGTGCTTACTACTTGTTTAGTTTCGCCAGCATTTCGAGCTGCTTGATAGGCATTGTCCACTTTAAGGGTTTTGGCCTCAAATAGTTTGACCATTTCTTTATCAACAACAGTGCCAATACTTCTCAAATTTGTATCCACAGGCGCAATCTTTGTTCCTGTTTGTTCTGCTAAATCTTCAAACCGCTGCAAAATCTTTTGTTTTTGAGTTTGCTTAAATTCAGTTAAACCTTTTGCCAATTCTGGGTTTTCTTTTGGCAAATCAGATTCGCGTTTCAAAAGCCCAAAATCTTGCAATTGCTCGCCCTTGAGCAAAGGAATATTCTGCTGCAAGGCTCGTTCTTGGCGTACTAAAGCTGGGTTTGTTGATGCTGCACCCATACCCACCATTTGCGGGTTTTGCGGCTGTAAAAGCGCAGCCATGCGTTGCTGGGTGGATACCGCAGCCGGTGCAACAATGTTTCTCATCTGACCGCCAGCCGCTGGCGCTAAAACAGATAATTTATTACCCAACGCTCCATAGGTTGGTGGTAAAGCACTCAAAGCCTTGCCTAGCTGATTGACAATATCAGGGCCGGTTTCTGTGCGCGGTTGGTAAAACTGTTGGCTGGTTACTTGGGCGGCTTTTTGCCCCATCTCTTTGCCCTGTGGTGTGCCATAACCGCCATACGCCTCGCCAACCACTCTAGCAATAGGCGCAGTTACCATGCGACCAACTTCACCAGCCACGATTGCAGGCGTTTCAACTAAACCCATCAGGCGGTCTTGCATGGATACCGGCTTGGGCTGCATTGTGATTACATTTGCAGCGCCAGGTATGTCTGCACCCACTAACCCCAATTGCTTGTAAAACTGCGGCTTTGGAATATCAGCATAATATTTAGAATGCAACGCATCAGCCAATGCCGCATCTGGCATATCGTTATACGCCGGATTTTGTGTGCGAAATTCAGCAAGTGTTGCCATTATGGTTTCCTTGGTCTTAATCCAAGCGGATCATTTGCAAGATCAGCGCCGCCTGATGGCGTTCCAAAATCCATTTTTCTTCCATAAGAAGATTCAAGGTTTTGTTTTGATCTACTAAGCAAACCTTCCATTACCTTAACTTGTTCTTTCATGGCATCTCTGCTTGTCATTGCTCCAGCTATTGTTGCCGGATTGGTAATTTGTGATTCCACAATGCTCATATCAGGGCCAGTTAAAGCGCCAAGCTCATACGCATCTTTTAGTCCCATCAACAAAGCTGTGTACTTTGAATTCATTCGCGCAGTGTCAGAACCGACCGGCAATGGAATAGACAAGCCTTGACTTGGCAATAATGGTATTTCTTTAGGAAAGACCATTAAATCTTTGTCTAACTCAGTTTTGTAATCTATTAAATAACCCTCAAAGTCTTTGAGTTTTTTGGCTTTTGCACTAAATTCTGTTGGTGGTGTAGCGCCAGTTTGTGAACGTTTTATTTTTTCTGCCGCAATGCGGTTTGCCTCATTTGCAATAAATTCGTTTCGCGCTTTTGGCGTTAAGCCCGCTGGCGGTTGGCTTGGGACAAGCTCAGGGGCATCAACTTTTGATGGTTGAATCGCTGCGGCTTGTGAGGCCGCTGGTGGAGCGATTGGCATCACTTGCTGCAAAGGCAAATAAGGCTTTTGCTTGGGCTTTGCGGCGGGCGTAGTAGGCGCAGCGGGCGCATCTACCAATAAGCCTGTGTATTCAGCCATTTATTTATCCTCCACATGATTTTTGCCATCTGGCGTTTGATAAACAGGTTTGCCGTCTGGCGTAAATTTGCCTGTTGGCATCGCGTTTAATGGCACACCCTTTGGTAATATTGGTTTGACCAAAGGATTTCCAGCTGGAACCAATGGCGTAGGCTCTGGGAATGGTATGCCTTCATAACCAAGTTTGGCTCGGGTTTCTGCCACTCTCAACATATAGTTGGCAACATCTTGCGGGGTAACCTGACCAGCGGCTTTATTCAATTGTGAACCAACCAAGTTAAGCAATTGCGGATTATTTGTTATGTTTGCCGGCAAATTGTTGGACATGATTAACTCAGCCGCAAAGCCTTTATATTGATCAGGTATGCCACCCATTGCCACTAATACATTTTCTGGGTAAAACCTAGTTTCTGGCATTCCAGTAACTGGATTATTTGTTTTTATTTCACGCAAAGGCGAATCTTTAGGATTTGTATAAATAGGCTTGCCGCCTTGAAATAAAGTCGCGCCTGGCGAAACGCTTTGGATTTGCCGTGAAGCCGCCAAATCAGCTTGTGCAGCCGCTTGTTTCTGTGCCTCTTGTTGCATCAAGTATTGAGCCAGCATTTGTTTACCTTGCCCAGTTTTCATGGCAAGAGGATTGGTTGGATTTAACAAATCCGCACTTAACAAAGGCACTTGTCGGCTTGCTCCTCTTTCCTCAGCAACAGCAGGAATTTCTCTGCCCTCAGTCATGCTTGGCAAATTTGTGATTCTTTCCCTATCTTCTGGGCGCATTAAGTTGTAACCAATTGCTGCCCTTGCCGCATTTGTTGGATCAGGCGCAATTAAATTTACTAATTCTTGTCTGCGATTTTCGTTTTCTGGAATAGGCACAGGCGGCTCAAATCTAGCCTCTTGTGCAGGCGTGATTATGTCGCCAAGCACAGTTTCTGTTTTGCCCATATTTCTGAAAAGTCTTGCCGTATCTTCTGACACTTGATTTTCGTAATCTTTTTCTTCTTTATCTGCTTTGCTGAGATTTTTGCCAGCAATGTAGCCTTGCAATATCTTTGCAAGACCTGCGTAGGGGCTGATTGCCACTCCCGGCATAGTAGGCATTTCAATTGGAGTAATAGATTGCTGTTGCATTGCCTCAGCCATCCTACGGCGGCGATTCATTGCCTGCTGATCGGCGGTATATGGGGATAAGTTTATATCTGCCATCAAAGTCTCCCGTAATTAACCATTAGATAACCGCTTGGGTGCTGGATCACTGCTTCTGGCATTACTTCCATCAGCTCTTGTGCCATCACACCAATTTGGCGACCGCCAAAAATATCGTATTCGTAAATTCCAACACCTATTGGGTGTGTGCCAAGTCTTACAATATTTGATTTTAAGCGGCGGTCAGACATTGCATACGCCATCATGCCAGCGCCGCCTAAGCTATACAAACCCGCTGTATTAGCATTTTGTGAGGCCACTTGCTGGTTATAAGTATTTTGATCAAATTGACCTTGTTGAGCTGTTGCTTGTGCAATTGGAGAAGGTGCAACATTTGAACCCATGTAAGCGCCAAATTGCGGATTTTCAATTTGTGAACTGCTGGTCAATGCGTTAATCTCATTCAGCGGCATTTGACGTTGTTGGATTGCTTGCGCCAACATCTGCTGTTGTGCAGTATTGCCAAACTGGCCCTGTTGCAATGCTTGGTTGAATCCTAGAGCATTTGCGCTCGTATCTAAGTTAATACCTTGTAAAACGGCCTGTGTTCTAGCATCAGTCTCTTGCTGACCCAGCAAGTTAATGGCGTTGTTGTAAGCCTCTGTGCCTGGTCGCAATCCCTGATTGATTAACTGGGTCTCAGTGCTAACCCGCTGTCTTGCCAAAGATGGCTCAAGTCGTTGCATGATTGCTTCTTGACCTGTCATGCCCGCATTGACCGGCATCTTGGCTATGCCGCTTGTGTCCAACGATGTCTGAACGTCAGGCCCGCCAAAGCTAAACGGTTTGTCCAGCACATTAGAAGCTATGCCAGTTCCTTTTTGAGCAAGGTTTGACAATGAAAGATCAACGTTTTGTTGCGCTTCTAAAGACTTTTGCGCGGTTGGAGTAAGGGTTTGCCGTACTGTTGGAACATCGCCCTCGTAACTTACTAACTGAGTGCCATAGGGCGTGTAAACATTGGGGTTTGATAGCTTTGCCGTAGCCCTTGCAGACTCAATATTTGCCGCGCCTTGGGCGACTGCTGCGCCCGTGTAATCAGGCGCTGCCGGTGCAGGTGGTGCTTTTTTTCCCATATCTTTCCCCTAAATATTTGCAATCATTCTTTGCCAATGTGTAAAGGACTAAATCCCCATCAGCCATGCCGTCCTTGATTCGGGCTTCTTCTGTGAAACCCATCTTTTCAACCAAAGTGACACTTTTTGAATTTGTTGCATCTACTGGGACAATTATCTTTTTGACATCGCAAACCACAAAAGGATAGTCAAAAATCACCGCCAAGTATCTTGGTGTCAACCGACCAGAAATGGCAATATGGCAAGTAATTGACCGCCTATTCCAATTCTCGTAAATTACACCGGCAACAAACTCGCCGTTTTTTTTCAATCCGATAGACCGGCTTCTTGCCTCGTGATAGCCACCCTCAATCTTTTCAGCAGTCCAATGACCAGCCGAATGATCGGTAACTATCTCAAAGCACACCGCCACCCTCGAACACCAGATCGGTTGCGACCCACTGCAATTGTATGCCTTGCGTTGCTGTTTTTAACAACGGCGCAAAGGTATAACCAATATTTGTTGCACCCTGCCAGTTGGCAATTGGCACTAAACCTGACCCCCAAAGGGCAGCATCCCACAAGCCTGTGTCCCAAACACCATAATTGCTTATGGAAAAATTGAGCTGTGCTGCTTCATCTGCAAGGTTGTAATCCACATTAACATCACCAAAAACTGATGGCGTTCCATCGCTTTGGATGTGGTAACGAATCATCTTGCATTGCTTTTGTAGGGCTGTTCCATAGGTTTGGAATGATTGCAAAGCAAAGCCGCTGATGTCAGTGTCATCGTCTGCGTTGCCATTCCAAGCCGCCGCCACATAATTACTGCCACCAAAATAAGGGTTGTCGTTAAACAATTCCCAGCAAGTTGCCGACCAGCCGGTAAAGTTGCACCAGCTCTTTGTAATGTTGTTCATCACATACTGCTGCTCATCGCCGGTGCTTATAGGCACATTCATAATTAATTGGTTTTCTTTTGGGTAATACAACAAACACCACCCAAAATTATCACCATACAAACTGACCGCCTGGCTGACCGCATACTGGATTTTATTGGTAATTGATACCCTTGGATCAAGCCTTGAGCTTTGCAATGCCCCCGACATGGGGACAATGCCATCTTGCGTGATGATCAGCAAGTCACCGCCAAACTTTGTGTAGCAGCGCCTGCCAATTGGAGCGCCCAGCTTCCACAAGCCCACCATTGAAATGCCTGTTGGCGTGGTAGGGTCGGTCAGTCGCCAAAGGATCAATTCGCCCTTGTTGGTGATAAACGCCAAATTGTCGTCAACCCCATAGCCAGCGTCCAGCGTCCATGTCATGCCAGCCATGATGTAGCCGCCTTGCTGCACCAAGCTGGTCATATCCAGCGCCACAGCCGCCCCACCAATTGCATTTATTGGCAAATACCAAACCTTTAAACTGCCGGTTTCAATCAACCAAATACGGTTTTTAAACAGCAAAATGTTTGAACAATTAGCCGTATTTACGCCAGTAATATCATAAGGCGAGCCATCTCCATCCTTATGCCAATTTGTGCCATCAAAGATTCGGAGCTTGTCTGCGCCGTTGACCGCCATCAAATAGGATGCCGCCGGTGTGGTGATGTTTGTGTACTGGAATTTTGAGTTTGTCAGACTGCTTACTGCCGCAGCACCCACCGCACCCGCGCTGGTGGCATCGTAAATTTTGCCATCAGATATGGCAAACAATTTGTTTGAAGTCCCCGAGCTGTACGCCATCAGTGTCTGCACTTCAGCGGGAAATCCTGTGGCGTGTTTGGTGTAGCCGTTTCGCAAGATAACCGAGTTAGTGCCAGGCCAAAAGTTCTGCAAAGTTACCGCATCCAAGGGATCCATTGCCCCCAGCGCATCCCGAGCATTCCAGCCCCCAATTGGCGCGGCAACCGTCACCGTCTGGGCAGACTGTTGGCGGGGTATCTTGGCAAATGAATTTAACATTAGGCTTTGTTTCGTCGTGATATGGCCTTAGCCGTAGCCTTAGCTTCTTCCTTTGAGCCAGCCCCCCAAGCCTTGAGGGACAACGCTAGTCGGGTCGGCTCGCCGTTCTTTTCCATTGGACCAGGCATATTGCCCATCCGCGCAAGGAATGATACTCGGCGCGGGTTGTCCCCTGACTTGACAGGCGGCTTTAAATCCATACCCTCTGCCTTTGCCGAGGCTCTGCCCTTGGCATTTAACCCGCCCTCGGGATTCTTGCCCTCCTTGCGTTGCCAAGCCGCGGTCATTTCTTCTTCTCAGGCTTTGCAGTCTTGGCAGCTTGTTTGAAATCCTTGGCAGACGGTGCGCCCTCAGTGCCTGGCTTTCTCATCTTCTCGCCCGAGCCTGCGGCGATTCTTGCCCTTTTTGCCTGAATATTTGCATACAAACCATCGAGTTTCATATCGTCTCCTTAGACACTAGGCCAATTGCCATCTTGCACACTCCACGGCCCAACCAGTTGGTTCATTCCAACCGGCGCAAGGGACATGGCAGAAACTGGTTGATCTTGAGCTTTGCAGTATGAAAGCGCCCGCATGAACTCGCCCAGCTCAATTGAGTAATCGAGCTTTTTGGCTTTCAAGAAGTAGAACTTTAATCCAGCCAGCATCAGATCATCAGGAAATATTGAGGTGTCTGTGTCTGCCGTGTAAGCCGATTTTGACCCTTGATCCGAGCCTGTAGCGCAAACCCAGTAATTCGACACATATTCAAAGGCAAAGTTGTAAACCGTGGTCAGGGCTTGGAAAATCCTAAACTTGTTGTTGTAGATTCGATAGCGCTCGCGTGGGCCAATTGAGATAATGCCGCCTTGCAAGAATTGCCAATCTTGTGATGACTTTGGCCCGAGGTTGCGCCAATGGTCAGTCCTGTCCCAATTGGTGTCGGAAATCATGCGGTCGTAGCCATCAGGCAGGTCATAGTCCTGTTTGGCAAACGTCATTGATACTGATGACGTTGAGGTAGCCACCGGCGTGTTTAGCGTCACCTGTGTACCGCTGTCAATCGTCAAAATCTCAGCATACGGCGCTTGCCCTGTACCTGTGATCACATTGCCAACCTGCAAAGCCGCAGTAGTTGGAATGTTTGTGATGACCTTTGAGCCTGCGGTGATGTTTCCTGTGGTGCTCACCGCAACCTGTGTTTGCCAGATGTACGCTTGCACCAAACGCTGCCATTCGTAATCCCTAACCAAATCCTTGCCCAACCGTTGAGCCAAAGCAAGAATCTGGACGGTCTGATTATTAGATGAGCCGATTACCGCCGCTGGCTGAGTTAAGCCCAGCTCTGCGGACATTTGGTCAACCAGTTGCAGTAATGTGTAACTCATGTCACTCCTCTACGGTTTCTTTTTTAGGTCGTCCGGCTCTTTTATTGATCATCGCACGAAGTTCAGCCAACTCAGCTTCTTGAGCTTCCAACTTTTTATCCATCTCTGCGCGGAGTTTGTCCATCATCTGCGAATCTTGCGCCGCCATAATGAAAGTCCGAGCCTTTGATCTTAAGTCGTTAAAGCCCATAATCTTGTCGCCAGCCACATCGGGCAGGTTTGCAAACTGATCAATGGTGAAAATGTTAAGGGCTTTGAATTCTGCCTTTTGTGTTTCTGACACAGCCGACCAAGCATCAATTGGTGTGCCGGCGACTTTTTGTTCTTTCTTTTGCTCAAACCGCGCCCACTCAATTGGGAAATCTTCCATGTCTTGCTCGCGCATAGGACGGTCAACAATTAAGGTCGAATCGCCTGGCACTAGCTTCTTGATAAAAATGCGCTCTTCAAAGATCGGGCGTTTCTCTGCATCTGATTTAAAGTTGTTTCGCACCTGCACCGCATGGAAAAACACCGCCATCTTGCCACGGTTGTCTTCCATGAAGTTATCGTTTGTCCAGCCAGCCACTTCGTTTTTCATGCTAATTCCTTGAGTTTTAAAGCAGTTTCCTGCATAAGTCCATCACCGAAAAACACAACTTCAGCATCCTGCGTTTCTATGAAATTTTCCATTTCAATCGCCGCTTGGAGCATTTGCTGTGTCGTTTGGAAAGTTCTCAAACCAACTCTGACCATGATTTTAACTTGATCCTTGCCAGTGTGAGCGCCTGCGTGACGATTTTTTACAAACGAGCAATCCATGCCATGAATGTCAAACCGGCGAAACCCTAAAGCCGCCGAAACATTCATAGCCCGCATTCCTACGCTCGAACCGCCACCAATCAGGCTTTCCATCCCCTCTGGATGGTGCTGGGCAACCCATGCCACCGTCTCTAAATCATTTCCATTCACTAGATGCCATACCTTAACATTCTTTCCTTTGAGGGTCTCCCAAAAGTCTGGGTGGCAAACTGATGCCATCAGGTACTTAGTATTTTTCTGCGGCTTCCTTAACATCTGCGCCTTGTGCGGTCTAGGGTCACAGTCCACATGGAAATCAGGAATAACGCCCCTTTCCACCAGATAGTCATGCGCCCCCGAGACCGTCATGATCGGATGCCTAAGCTGCCGCCAGGTGTCCTCAAGGCTCGGGCCATAACACGCAATGGTCATGCGCCGGTCGTTGAACTTGCCCTTTTTCTTGAGCATGGGCAGGTGCATTGACTTTGCCATTTGCTCATGGCGCTCGGTGTTGGTCAAGACCCCTTTAAGCATTCCACCCTCATGTCACGAAATGGGAAATGGTATCTTGGCTCGCAAAATGTGATGTTCTGCATTCCTACCGACTGCAACATATCGTGCAATGGGCGCTGAAACCAGCCCCAACGGTGGCACATTTCCTCGGCCTTGTACTTAGGGTCACCCCACAGGGCATAGGTGGTCATAAAGGGCTGTAACGGTTCTTTAGTGATTACGCAGTTGGACACATAGGCGAAAACCTTATCCATGCAGGGCAGCTCTAGAATCATCTTGCCGCCTGGCTTTAAAACCCGCTTCCACTCACTCAGCAGGTCATAGACCTCCCACTCGTAAAAGTGCTCTAAAACGTGGATTGCGGCTACCGCATCGGCTGAGTCAGTCGCCAACTCGAGTTTTCTAAGGTCGCATTTGATGTCTGAAATATCAGAATGCAGGTCAACGTTTATCCAGCCGTCCCATTTTTTCTTTCCACATCCAAGGTTGTAGGCCGTTTCGTAGCTATCTTCCACTTGTCGATCAGTGTTGCTGGCGAGAATTCTTCCATCACGAACTTCTGCGCCTTGGAAATTAGTTCGTTCATGTCCTGTTGTGTTGTCCATTCGATGCCCTCTTTGATGTTGCCAATGTAAATGGGGAAACCCTCCAAAGCTGGATGCGGCTCTGCAACCACATAACAGCCTTGGCGAATTGCCTCAATTGCCCTGTTTGCGCTTTTGTAAGGAGCTGTGGCAGGGATCACCACTATATCGGCTCGGGCAAATTCCCTCAGCATGGTCTCATGCGACCAAGGGATTGCCCCATCAAAGTTTGATACCACCCGCAAAGAATAATATGCAAGGTCGGGCAGTATGCGTTGCAGGCTATCACGGTTGACATGATGCCCATACCAAAGCAACTTGACCCCATTGCAGTGCGGTGGCATCTCGGGGTACTCATAAGGGTCTGGGATCACCGTAGCATCCCGCCCCAGCTCTTTAATTCTTTTAGCCATCTCAGCGGTTGAACAAGTCACCGCATCAGCCAGGCGTAGCGCTTCTTGGTAGTGCATCCAATCAAAATGGTCATCACAAAAGTCCACCACCACCCACGCCCCGCGAGCTTTAGCCCGAGCCATCACCATTAGCTCATTAGCTTGCGGCTTGGCAAATATCAGCGTGTCAGCGGTCAAATCATTCTGGCTTGCCCAATCGCCCGCCGGTATCTTGGCTCGGTAGCGCCAGCTTGCCG